CACCTTTTCGTAACCCCTTTAGAATCAACGAGGTCCGTTTGGCGTTTCTGGTGTAAGTGCTTTGTTAGCAGCAACCTGCGTGGTCAGAGGCGCTTAGTACGTAGACCTACGTATCTTTACCTACCTTCCGGGCGACCCTTTCCCTAACTGATCCGGGCTCTTCCCTCCGCACGCTTCTATCCCCACGGTAGCCTGCGAAGGTCCGGTGCGCCGCTGCGGCGAGCACCACGCTGTCCACGCCGACCACGCAGGCGCCTCCCGGCGCAGCGCGACCTTGCGCTATGCAGCGCACGAGCGCTCGAGCCCTCGCTCTCAACCGACCGCGCTGACCGGCGTGACCGACGGAGGACGGGTGTGACTTCCCTTCTTCTCGCGGGTTAGGTCAAGCTAATTCCGTTGCATAAGTGGTTGATTCTCTGTGACTTCTGGCGGAGAATCCGTGAGGGTACGTACTGAGTTGGTAGTAGGAGAATCCGTAGGTATACGTATTCAGTCAGTAGACTGGACACTACTGAGGCTGGGAGACAGGAGTCAGGTGAATGGTTAGTGAGGGGACGGGATTCACAGGGTGGGATTCACTGGGGGAATCGGAGCAGTGCGGTGGAGGGTGCTTGCTACGGCGCGTTTTTGAACGGGAGGGGGTTGAGGGGGAGGGAGACGCGCACGAGGTGACTGCTTAGCTGCGATTCGGTATACCGAAGGTACCCGGAAATGGGGGGTGGTGTCAAGAAGAATCGTCAGCGATCTTTTCGATTTGGGCTGGGGAGGTAGAAGGCGGTTTCGAGGATGAGTAGGTGGGCTTTCGTTCTACGGGACTTGATCTCGGATCTCGTTAGTTTGCGGGCCTTTGCAGAGATCACGGCCTTGTAGGCACGGACGGTTTCTGGAGATGGTGGTGGTTTGGGCGTGGGGGGTGCCGAACATGTCGGGCAGGGTGGCTGTATACTTCCCCAGGGCGAGTTGGCTGTAAGTTCGAGTCTGAGGTCGGATTCGCGTTCCTTGGAGGCGAGGAGTTCGAGTCTGAGTCCGCGGATGATTTGGCGTAAGCGGATGATTTCGCTTGCGTTCTGGTGGGTGGTTCCGGTAGGATCTTGATCGGCCACGGTACGGTCCTTTCGATGGGACGTGGCTTTCTGGGATGGGCGCCTTAGGCGGGGCGCCCTCCCTGCTTCTTGGGTCCTGACTCTACTCCTTGTGGTCCAGGTCGGCAACGAGTTCCAGGGCGCTCTTGATGATGGCCTGTTCCTCGGCTTTGCTTCCTCGTTCGGGGAGTTCTTTGACAGCGAGGGCGAGATCCCTGGCGAACCAGGCTGCCTGTGCGCGATCGAGAAAGAACATCTGAGTCTCAGCAGGGTACGCCGCCTTGACCCGAAGGACGAAGGCGATTTCTCCAAAGTCGGTAGAACAGACCCGGATTCTGTGCAGTTTCTTCACTTTCTACTCCTGGGTTCGGGTCCTGGGCAAGTTCAAGGTCCTTGGAAAGTCCCAGTGCGACCTTATGCCGATGGTGTCCTTCGGGCCTTCGTAGTCTTCATCGGCTTTCCCCAAGGTCTTTTTCCAGGGGTGATCCTTGGGCTTGGCAGGGGGCTGTGGGCGGGAGGGGGTAGGCTTCCCTTGTAGCGCGACCGTGCGCCCTTGTAGGTCGCCCCAGTCCTTCTTCGTGTGGGAGCGAGGGAGACCTTGAAGATCGGGGTTCCCGTCCTCCCACCCGAAGGTCCCGAGGAGGCGTTTCCGCTCGCAGGAGCATCCTGGGATGGCGCAACCCTGGGCATCGTGGGAGAAGGCACAGTGCCTGCAGGCAAGGCATGCGGTGTGTCGAAGGCGGGCTTGGAGGGTCGAGTTCGGACCCCGGAAGTACCCGATGCCCGGGTCCATCGGATCGACCTTGACGATGGGAAGGAGCCTCTCGGTCCGGACCTTCTCATCGAAGGTGTCGGGATCGAGCGCAGGACAATAGGTCTTCTTGCTCATGGGAACATGATGCGCGCGCTAGAACTATGAAGTCAAGAGAAGTCTTGACGGGAAGCGCGTTCGCAGGCGATGATCCGACCCATGAAGAAGGGGAGAACTTTCGATGAGCAAGCCAGAGACCTGAAACAGGGTCGGGCTGATAGCCTGGCGAAGAGGCGGAAGCTCTGGTGGCACCGTGAACTCCAGCGACGCTCTCGGAAAGGACACCGGACATGGGCGCTCAGGATGGCGAAGAAGTACGGGCGGCTTCGCAAGAATTGGCTTAAGCGAAGCATACAGATCGACGACATCCGGGGGGTGCCGTACACGGAACGGATTTCGCGAAAGAGTGCCGTCCCGATGGGTAGACCCCACGTCTACGAGAACATCTCCCGGGACAAGCAGATCCGGAAGCGGTACGGAGATGGTGGAGAGTCGATCAACGAGCTGGGGAAGGTGTTCGGGATCACGAAACAACGGGTGTGGCAAATCGTGAGCAAAGAGGAGTACCATCCTCTACCGAAGTACATGGGCGGGCGCTACGGTCCCGCCGACAACTCGGACGAAGAAGAAGACGAATGAAGAGGTGACTTCAGAATGGGTTACTGCAAGCTCTCGAGCCCGGTCGTATGGTCGGAACCTGGGACCACGTACCTGGCCTCGCACACAGTGCCCTGGCTCGAGACGACCAACATCAACTGGCTCGTCCCGAACTCAGTCGCGGGTGCCGTTCTGACGACAGCGACGACGGCCAACTGGTTCGTCGTCGACACCTTCGGGGCCGAGTACATGGACCTCGAGTTCAGCTCGAACTTGGTGGCCCTCGGGGCCTTGAGCGCAACGACCACCGTCAAGAAGCTCTACCTGCCGGCGGTTGGCCGGATGGTGACGACGGGAGACGCCCTCTTCGACACGCCCCACGCCGTCAAACTCATTCCGAGCGCCGTGACCGAGCCCTTCTCGGCTGGCACTCACCTGTGGTGCTTCCCGGACGGAGCCGAAGCGGCGGCTGCCTGCAGTACTGGGAACACGGTGGTTTCCTCGAAGCACGGGTTCTTCTTGCCCAAGTCGTCCGGGATCGCGAACGCGGACGTCAACATCTGGCGGCTCCGGATCGGGCGGAAGAACACCATCTCGGCTGCGGGGCTCACGGAACCTCACGATCACTTCAACCTGAACGGATTGACGAAGGTCTGGTTCGCGCTCGGCGTCGAGCAGACGATGACGGGTGGAATCGCGACCACCTACTTGAAGGCCGAGCTTCGGCTCTTGCTCGGCCGGGAGACGATCTCCCTGGGTCCGGGCTGATCCAAGGCGCCCTTCAGGGCGTGATCGTGGCTCGGGCCCAGGAGTACATAGCAGGAAGTTCGGTGCATCATGCTGAATCTGTTCGGCGGGATCGGGTCCTGGTTCGGCCTGGGCGGAAGTAGCCGGCAAGCTGCGTCTGCCGTCGAGACATGCCCCGGACCCCCTCCCGCCGATGAACTCGGAAACGGCGAAGGAGTTCCGATGGGGCGCTGGGAACGGGTTTCGGGGCTCGCGGGCAAGGACCCCCAGGAAGCCTTTGGGAAGGACGGCCTCGCGATGGCCAAGTTCTCGATCTGCTGCGACGACTGGGACGAAGGCAAGGCCTGGTACAACGTCCTCGTCCGGGGTCCCGTCGCCGAGTTCGTCATGAAGAACATCCGTAAGGGCATGAGGATCATGGTCGAGGGGAGTGTCGTGAAACGGGCCTACACGAACCGGGACGGCAAGGCCGCCATCGACCAGAGCATGAAGGCGACCAGGGTGGCCGTCCCAGGAGGCCCCGAGGCGAGCGAGGAACTCGTGGAAGGCGAGGAGCAACCGATCGGTGATCAGGAGGAGGTGCTTCTTCGGAAGAAGGTGGCCCAGAACCTGACGGACTACCCGATCAGGTGGAACCGGCCAGGATGGCGACTCATGCAGGAGGTGGCAGGCCGACCCGTGCCGCCCCTCTCGCCCATCCCCGACCCGAACGACCCGAAGCCCTGGGGGCCCATGCCGGATCCCGACCCCCAGCTCGTGCAGGAGGCGGATCTTCCGTCGTGACGAAGGCCCACTGGAAGAAGGTGGATGCGGCTGTCCGGTACGCCGGCAGGCGCCGGGCGATGTTCGTCGTCGGCAAGGTTCCGCATGCCACTTCCGACAAGGAGTGGCAGGGAGAGAAGTGCGTCGCGTGCGGGCACCATCCCGCCGTACATGACGTGAACGGATGCGTCTTGACTAAGTGCGCGTGCCATCTCGCACCGGACGAATGCTCGCGCCTGGAGGTAAGCAGATGAGCGAAGCGGATGAGATCCAGGGACTGGCACCGAATACGCCAGGGTGCATCGTCACCTTCTGCAGGCGGTGCCGGCAAGCCATGCAAGTCGTCTACGACAAGAACTCGGGCGGAGAGCGGATCATCTCGGCACACGAGGACCCGCTCGATTGCCTGACGTTCCTCCAGCTCCTGAACCGAAGGACTGTAGGAGAATTGGCGATGCAGATCGTCAGGTTCAAGGCCCTGCAACTTGCTCTCGTCGAGACGACCAAGGCGGCGCAACTCTTCTTCCCGGCGATGAACATCCCCGACTACACACCCATCATCCTGCCGGAGATGCCGTTCCACCTGGTCGCGACCGAAGGACCGACACCCGATGATGAGGCCCAGGTGGTCCCGATCCTGAAGACGATCAATCGAGGTCCCCTCTCCTGATGGCGGTGCCGAAGTGCCTGCAGCTGCCCGAAACTCGATGCTCCATGAGAAGCTCTTGAGCGTGAGTCCGGACCTCGACGCGGCTTTGTGGAAAAGGCACGGGTTCCGAGCGAAGGGGCCGACCGATGCCCAACTCGATCGACTCACGAACGACCTCGAGAACGATCCCGTCCTCTTCATCTTCGGGGGGTTCGTCCGCACCTGGAACGAGAATGCGGACCCCAAGAACCGCATCCAGACCTTCGCCGACAACCCCGACATCGAGTACCTGAAGAAGGTGCTCGCCTTCATCCACGACATCTCCACCAGTACGACGAAGGTGCTCGTCAAGTCGCGTCAGATGATCATCACCTGGCTCGCTTGCGCGTACTCGTGCTGGGAAGCCAGGTTTCACGACTTCTCCCGCGTCATCATCCAGAGCAAGAAAGCCGACGACGCCTGGAAGTTCGTCTATCGAAGCGACTGGATGCACGCCCGATGCGCCTTCATCGAGCGGGCGATGGCGCCTCCTCTCATGGCATGGGGTGCAACGGGGACGAGAGGTGAGATCCGGTACCCGAGGGGATCGGAACTCATGGGTGTCCCCCAGGGCGAGCATCAAGTGCGGTCCTACACATCGAACCTGGTCGTCTTCGACGAAGCGGCCTTTCAGAACCTGTTCCGAGACTCGTTTTTCGGTGCCTTGCCGATGGCGAAGCGGGTCATTGTCATCTCGACCGTCCTTGGGGGATCTTGGTTCTGCGACCTGGCCGAGATCGAGCGCGATTCCGACGAGTACCTGACACGGGTCGCCGTGTAACTGGAAAGGACTGGCCATGAAATACCTGTCAAGATGGGGTCTGCCGGCGGCGGCGAGCATCGCCATCGCAGCCCTCGGACTCTTCCACGCCGTCTCCTGGGAGAAGCTCCTCTTCATCGTAGGTAGCATCGTCTCCCCCTGGGTCCTGGCCCTCATCGACCGGAACGGGAAGACCGCCTCCTACCAGAAGGTGGCTCTCATCGTGAAGGGCCTCATCGGGAAGACGGCCACCGAGTACCCGAACTGGAAGGTGGCGCTCGTCCTCGAGCAGGTCATGCTCATCCTGGTTCAGACGGGCATCGTCCCCGACCGGGCGTCGGCCGAGAGCGCGGTGCGGGCGGTGCAGGTCGAGTTGGGACTTCCGACGGGAACGGACGCAGACAGCATGGTCATCAACGACTTCTGGACGGGGACGAGGAAGGTTCCGACTAAGTGAAGAAGGCTCTCAAGCGGTTCGATGGGATCGAAGAAACCCCCATCGCCAAGACCCTGGCACCGAGCGGTGGCCTCGGCCGGTACATGACCGCTTCAGGGGCGGAAGTCATGATGGTCCACTACTCGGCGAATCCCAAGCGCCGAGCCTCCTCGCCGGAAGGACGCGAATGGATCACGCGCGAACTCGCCAAAGGGTACACCGGCGGCATGTCGGGTGCCCGGTGGCAACAAGAAATGGAGATGAACCCCGAAGCCCAGGAATCCACCAATGTCTGGTCCAACTGGGAAGAAGAGGTGAAACCGGCGATCGTCTGCGACCCCTTCCAGATCGACGAACGGGTTCCCGTCTGGGCGGGGTATGACTACGGAACGACGAATCCGTTCGCATTCATCCCCGTGGCCTGGACTGCCGAGAACGACCTCTACCAGATTGACGAGGTGTACGAGGAAGGGCTCTCGGTGCACGAACAGTTCGAGCTTGTCAAGACCCGGCCCTGGTTCAAGCAGATGATAGGTGCTGCCGGCGACCCCTCCATCTGGTACCGGAACCAGAACGAACTGCGCGACGGCCAGGCATACTTGACGTCTGTCGGGTCGATCATCGAGCAGAACTTCGGGCTGACTATCGTTCGGGGCGACAACTCGATGGGCACGGATGTCGCCCTCATCAACTACCTGAACTCGGTCCTCTGGCGGGACCTCGCCGAGCCTAAGTTCCACATCTTCTCGACCTGCAAGCGGACGCTCTCCGAGTTCAGGCGCCTCCGGTACAAGGAATGGAAGCACGCCGATGCCCAGAATGAGCACAACCGTTACGAAACGATCGTCGCAAAGGACAATCACGCATGGGACGCCCTGAAGTACCTTCTCCTCTGGCGGCAGGGGGAATCTCCCCGGGAGATGGCCCCGCCCCAGGGGACGTTCGAGTGGTACCGGAACCAACTCCTGGAGCTGAAGCGCCGGGGGCAGATGCGCCTCCGGTAACGCCCGATACCAGGCCCCAGGTCATGTATTCGTGTCCCAGGTGCAGGACCCGGCACACGATCCGGGCCGACTTCGCACCCTCCACCATGATGTGCACCCGGTGTCTGGGGCTCCTGCCGGCGATGGTTGTTGACGAGGAAGAGAATGGCTAAGATCATCATTTGCAACGGTTGCCGGAAGGTCCTGGCAGACCGTACGGCCTTGCCACCAGTCGTCGAGAGGTACGAAGTGCTGCCGGATGACGCGGACTCGGGCGTCGATCAGCACCTGTGCCAGGCGTGTTTCGCCGACTACGGAGACGTGACGAGGGCCAAAGAGGAGTTCGCCCGCACCGCGCTCAAGGAACTGGAAGAGGCGCAAGCCGAGTTCTTGGCGGACTACTGGAAGAAAGTGAGGGCAAGGCGTGGCACAACGAACCAGGGCTCGTAACCAAGGCGGCCCCTACCGAGAGCACCAGGAAAAAGTCGCCGGCGGCCTCCAGGACATGTTGGGTGAAAGGTCGAAGGCCCGAAGGAAAGCCCGAGACCTGGCCGTCTACGAACGCCGCATCTCGAACTCGGAGGCCGAGTTCAACCCCTACTTCGAGGAGTTCCAGCGGAACTTCGACTTCTACGTCGGGAACCAGGGTCAGGAAACCGCCATGCTCCTGGGTCGGCAGTACGTGGCATCCGAGGACATCCTCATCATCAACCGCCTGATGCCGGCGCTTCGGTCCATGAACTCTTCCGTCATGCCGAAGGTCCCCTGGGTGCGGTGTGAATCGACGAAGACCATAGGCGGAGTCGAAGAGGAAGCCCTCAAGATAAGCGAGTACGCGCTCAACTACACACTCCACACGCCTCCCAACGTCTTCCTCCGACAACTCTGGCTCTCCGTCATCGGTGCCGAACTCGCCCTTTCTGGGATGAAGGTCACCTTCACCCCGGACGAAGGTATAGACCCCGAGAAGGGGAAGGAAGTCGAGTACACACGGATCGAGGAGAAGGTGAATCCCGAGACCGGCGAGCGAGTCGTCGAGTTCAC